GAGCGTGTACGGCAAATTCGCACGACGCATAGTGGAGCCAAGCGCTGGCGACTCCGGCTCCGCATCCCGGTTCTTCTACTGCGCCAAGCCGAGCAGAGCGGAGCGCAACGCGGGACTCGATGGGATGCCGATGGGAGAGCCACCGGCAAGCGCACGGAGCCAACCATCGGACGTCCGGCCGTCCGCTCTCGGGAAGCCCCGCGCCAACGTACACCCGACCGTGAAGCCCATTGCCCTCATGCGCTACCTGTGCAAGCTGGTGACGCCCCCCGGCGGGCTCGTCCTAGACCCGTTCGCTGGGAGCGGGACCACGGGCATCGCGGCTCACCTCGAGGGCTTCCGCTTCGTGGGCATCGAGCTTGACCCTGAATACGCCGCCATAGCACGGAGGCGGGTCTTTCACGCGAGCGGAGAGGATTACCAGCCCGAGGATACCCCGAAGGACACCGCGCCCCGTAGAGGGCAAATGGGGCTGTTCTAGTGGGTTGGCATCCACAGCCGAAGCCCGACCCCGAGCACACCCCCACCGAGGGTGACGGGTACATCGAGCCTATCCACGGTTGCGTTGTCCGCGTGATGAAGGTCACCGACGATCGAGTCCACTACGCGAAGTCAAACGGGTGGGCCGCCAGCATGGACCGAGAAGAGTTCGCGCGACGTTGTCGCCGGTTCGTCAAGTCCTAACCCTTCACAACCCTGTTTGCTCGCGCTATCCTTGTGGTGAACTCACGAGGGTTAGAGCAATGAACCGAGGCGAACGAAGACACCGACGCGCCCGCGCCCTTCGGCGTAGGCTTCATGTCTGGAAACACGTATGGGGACACTGGCGCGCCGACAGCCCGATGCCGCACGTCTTCCGCGAGAGCATGCAGCCGTGTTCGTGCCCCGCTTGCACCGGGCCGCGCTACGACCGCACCACGGCGAAGCGTGAGGCGCGAGCCGAAGCCGAGGGCGCTTGATGCCAACGATCTACCACAACCCGCACTATGGCGAGAAGCGCGGAGGGCTACCGCGCTGGACGCGAATACCCGACGCACCGAAGAAGCGCACCAAACCAAAGCGCACGGTGAAGGCCGCACCCACCTACCTCCGGTTCTTGTCGAACCAGGAAGAACACATCCGACGGGCTCGCAACGACCCGAACGAGTTCATGGAGTATTGCTTCGCCACCCCCGAAGCTGTGCCTTTCAAGCAAGGCAAGATGCACAGGGAGTGGCAAGCCGCGTTAGGCGCGAGCAAGCGGGTGATGATCGTCGCCCCGCGACTACACGGGAAAACTGCGAGCGTGATCGGTCGCTCCATTTACGAACTCGGCAAGGACATCAATCAGCAGATCAAGATCATCTGCCAGAGCGACTCCAAAGCCGTGAAGCGTCTCCAGGAGATTCGCGAGCACGTCACAACGAACGAGTACATTCATCGCGTGTTCCCCGAGCTTCACCCGTCGCGGCTCATGGAGGAGAACAAGCACCAGCTGCGCTACGACCGGAAGATTATCTCCAAGGACCCGAGCATCGACGTTGCAGGCATCACCTCTTCGGCGTCTGGAGACCGCGCCACCATCATCGTCGCCGATGACGTGGTGGACCGCAGAAACGCGATCACCCTCCCTAGGGTGCGCGAGCAAATCAAGGAAGCATGGGACGACTGGATCAACCTTCTCCCGCCATGGGGACGGCTCTGGTACATCTGCACCCTCTGGCACCACGAAGACCTCTCCCACAAGCTCATGCTGAACGACTCCTATCAGGTCTGCTGGTACGAAATCGACCTGAAGACGTTCGGCTCCTACTCGCGCGCACACGACGGAACAGAGACCAGATCGGACGAGCCGCTATGGCCACCAGAGGACGGCGGACCATGGTCAAAGGAGCGACTGGAGGAACGAAAGAAGGAGCTTGGAACGCGAGCCTTCGCCCGCGGGTTCTCGAACTCGCCAATGGGCGAAGACGAGCAACGAGTTGACCCGACATGGATCACCTACTACGAAGACCCGCCGGAGACAGACTGGCCGATGGTCCTGTCACTGGACACCGCGTCAACCACCCGCGACACCAGCGACTGGACAGGCGTGACCCTCGCAGCCATACACCCGGACGTTGTTGACGGCGTAGCGCCGGCCACCATGAAGGGGACCATCAAGACGGTTGACGCATGGCACGCCAAGATCAACTTCCCCGACAAGATCAAGATGGTGAAGGGGATCGCGCGGCGACTGCGCAACAATGGCATCGAGCTGGAGCGCGTGGTTATAGAGCGCGCCGCCGGCGGAATCGAGCTAGCCGATGCCCTCGCGGACTCCACCGGAATCCCCTTGTTCGGCATCACCCCGCGACACTCGAAGACGGCGCGCCTGGAGCGAATCACGCCATACATCGAGCGCGGGATCGTCCAGTTCTCGCCGGGCATTGACCCCATCCTACCCACGATCACCGACGAGCGCGGGGACCTCATCGGAGAGCTTCTCGCCTACCCGCTGTCCTCCAAGGATATCGCCGACAGCTTCGTCCATCTGGTCCGATTCGCCACCCTCGCATATGCCGGGTTCGACGGCATCGACGGCGCAGCATACGAAGGCGACGACGACATCGGGAACATCGACCCCGCCCCCGGCTCTCGCGTTCTAACATTCTGAACCATTGACAACGGCGCCACCTCGCGTCATGCTGTGGTCAAGTCGGTTGCGCGCTGTAAACCGACGGCGACGGAGGAACAATGGGCAAGAACCGACCTGACACCGTGATGGCATTCAAGGCAGACACAGAGCTACGTGGACGCATCGACGCGCACGTGGACAGGATGAAGAAGCAGACCCCTGGGGTCTCGTTCACAACGTCGGACGCTCTCCGGAATCTGGTGATGATCGGGCTGGAGAAGTCCGAGACGAAGAAGCGACAGAGGAAGGCATGACGAAGCCGCGACCACCCGCACAGCGCGGGCTAGAGTTCGGGTGACTCCCGGGACAGAGTGAGCCCGGGAAGGAGGTTGACATGATGTGTGCCGAGAAGAAGGAACAGCGACACGTTCAGCGCGATAGCCTTGAGAGGCTCGCGGCCGATCTCGTGGCTATCCTGGAGGGGCTTGCAACGAGCCGCGTGGATGGCGACCTGTTGAAGCAACAGGCCAACACCGCGCACCACATCGGACGCCGCCGGCTTCGGGCGATCATGCAGGACGGCGCGCGCAGTGCGCTCTCATCGGTTCCGGCCGGGTGCAGCTGCGACGCGAAGACCGCAGCGGTGCTACGGCGCGCCGCGCACGAAATCCACGCCGGCCACTATGACGGAAGCGCAGCCGACCTCCTTCGGAGACTCTGCAAGGCGCTCGGGTTGAGTGTCCTGGATGTGGTAGGGTGAATCCATGGACAGAGCAACGACGATGGACAAGATTCGTGAAGGCGCCCACGACAAGCTCGCAGAGCTTGAGGCTGGAGTGGTCGACGCGCTGGGGAAACGTGAAGGCATCGAGCGGTGCCGCGTTGCGGTTGTGACCGAGGCGCATCTCTACGTCATGGGGGAAGACGGGGAGTACACCACGGCGAACCTGCGGAACGGCTTTGGCTACACCCCAGACGGCTTCGACCCCGTGACCGTCCCGACGTCCACCGACGGACACCTGGAGGCCGACCAGGACGATCTCCATGTTGACGCGAGGGACGGCGCAGGCTAGTCTTGACGAGACCGGGCGGGAACCGTCGCCCCGCCTAACCCCCTGACAGCCCGGCCGCGGGTTTTCTCCTTTCACGCGGCCGGGCTTCTTTTTGTCCGCTCCCCGCCACCTTGACCATCTAGGCCGCCACCGGCATGATAGGCCAATGAACAACGACAAGCTCACCGACAACGATCGGCGCGCCCTGGCCATCTACAACGACCTCCGACAACAGAACGAAGAACGTATGTCAGAGGTCACCGCGAGACCCATGCTCGCGAAGAACGATGACGGTGGTCTGAACTTCGATCTATCGAAGGCGGAGCGAGGTTGCGAGCATTGCAACGGCCGCGGGTTCCGCTCGCGCCCGGTCATCGCAGCCGGAGAGATTCACACACAGCTCGTGATCTGCCGATGCGTTGCACGCAATGGCGGCATCCGTGACGACGCACCGAAGGCCGCAGCCTATCCAGTGCAGGCACAGCAGGAGTAGACCCATGGTTCAACCCGCCGACGATTTCGCGGTCACCGACATGGAGATGGATGGAGCCGACGGACAGGTGTTCACGTTCGGGCTGCAGTCCATCAAGAAGGCAGCAGACAAGGGCGGAGCCGTTCCGGAGGGACAAGCGAAGAACGCAGAAGAAGCCGCCTGGACCGGGCTCCCGATCATCCCGACCCCGCTCCCTGTGCTCGGTCTCGTGCATTGGTACGAACGATCAGCCATCCTGCGTCCGAACGTCGCGGCGATGGTGTCGAACGTCACCGGGTTCGGGTGGAAGCTCACCCCTACCCTCGACCTGGAAGCCGAAGAAGCGGCCGAAGAGGTTGAAACAGCGATGTGGCTCCACCGGCTGGCGCAGTGGGAGGCAGCCGTCGAAGCCTTGCCACCCGGCGAAGACGAGCCCGAGCCGCCCGAGCCGCCCGAGGCCGACGAGGTAGAAGAGACACTCAAGGAGTGGAAGCGCAAGGCGCGCCAGGAGTTCGCACAACTCCAAGTCAAGCTCGATGCAATGTGCTTTGAGTACGATTTCGCCGAGCTGAACGCGCGCCAGGAGACCGGGCAAAATGTTGTCGGCTGGGGGACGTGGGAAGTCATCCGCGCGAAGCGCAGCCGCAAGATCGTCCGCCTGAAGCACGTTGAGCCTTGGACGCTGCGACTGACGCCGGTTGGCGCGCCTGTCACCGTGGAGGAATCGGTCCCCGTGTCCAAAGTCCACTACACCACCATTCCGGTCTCGCGCCGCTTCCGACAGGTGATACAGCACGACATGGATGTAGTGTGGCTGAAGGAGTTCGGAGACCCGCGGGTGATGTCTCCGAAGTCGGGCAGGTTCTACAAGACGGAGGCGGAGCTATTACGCAAGGAGCCAGACGTCACCGCGCAAGCGAACGAGGTTCTATGGTTCGCGGACTACGCCATCGGCACGCCCTACGGCCGCCCGCCCTGGTCTGGAATCAGCCCTGGGGTTCGTGGCTCCCGTCTCGCGTCGGACAACACCGTCGACGATCTCCTGAACTCGTCGGTTCCGCGCGGTCTGCTGTTGATGAATGACGCACGCTTCGGGAAATCCGCGGTCCCCGAGCTGAAAGCCTTCTTCAACGCGAATCACGGGAAGGTTCGCAACCGCCTGGCGGTGGTCGAGGCGAGCACGTCAACGACCATCTCGCAGGGCGGCGCCACCGGCACCATCGAGTACATCCCGCTGACGTCATCGCAGCATTCGGATGCGACCTTCCTGGCCTACCAGGAAGCCACCGCCCTGGACGCTTCAGCACAGTTCGGAATCCCACCCGTGCTCACCGGTAGAACGAAGGAGTACAACAAGGCGACCAGTGAAGCCGCGAAGGAGGCCGCCGAGGAAAGCACATTCCGCCCGAAGCGCGGACGGTTCGACGGCGCGATCAACCGGAAACTATTCCGCGACATGGGTGTCCGGTTCTGGAAGTTCGAGAGCAAGGGGAGCACGCGCAGCGACCCGGACAAAATTGCGTCCCTGCTGCTCGGTGCCGTGAAGGAGGGCGCCCTGACCCCGGCCGAAGCGCGACCGGTCCTTGAGAAGCTGCTAGGCATCGACCTCATGTCCGAAGCCGGCCCATGGCAGCGACAGCCGAAGGAGTTCACCCTGGCCGGAATCCAACCGCCCGAAGACACCACCGCAGACGAAGCCACAGGCGACGAGAGCGACGCGGACGACGATGGCGAGGCAGAGCCCCCTGATACCGAGGACGGGGCACAGGGAGCGGATGAGGGCCAGACAGAGAGGTCCCTTGCCAAGTTCGTCGCGCTAATGCAGAAGAAGGCCGACCACATCGCCGATCGGCTACCTGCGGACACACGGTCGAGAGGGGAACAGATTCTCCGGGAGCTGGAGCGGGGGGACTAGTAGAGGGCGACGCCGTCGCAGTCATCGAGGTGAGCGGAGCGCGGCTCGGGGTCGTGGTAGTAGAACCGGCGCCCGAAGACACGCCCGCCACGGAGCACACCGCGGACAGTCGCTTCGGCGGGAGCCCCCGCGTGGGTGATGCTGAGCTGGCGCATCCGTGGCCAGTCCCGCTGGACGTCCTTGTCAGCCTTGAACTCGTCAAGGCATCGCTGCATGGTGAGCCCGAATCGGATGATCTCGCTTCGGACTCCGTCGTGGGTGAAGGTGATCGCGTAGGGTTGTCGGTCTGTCATCGGTTGCTCCATTCCTCGGCTGATAGGACGTGTCTCCAGTCGGTTGCGTCGTGGTCAGTACAGTCGCAGTTGTCAAGAAGCTCACCGCAGATAGCGCACACCTCCAGGTCACAATCGCGGGTTTCGTGATCTTCACCGCAGAGTTCGCAAACGTTCATCGGTCTCTCCTTTGCGCCCCGGGTTTCCCCGGGGCTGGTCGGTGCTACTCAGCGTCCAGAGCAAGCTCAGCCCAGAACACACACTCGGTCAGGCGCTCGGTCCGCGCATCCTCGACGCTCTGCCCCTTGGCGGGGTGAACAGGCCACTCGTCGTTGTTGCGGATCATCGCCATGCAGAAGTCAACGATGTGGGCGCGGAGGTCGTTGTCGGCGCTGTTGTGGCCGTCGTCCGTGCTCGGGTGTTGCAGGTCCATCCGACACCCGTACTGCTCGCCGGTGGTGTTGTCGGTGACCATCACGTGTGTCTTGCGGTAGCCGCCGGTGGTCGGGTACTCGTGGGCGAAGGCAGCGATCAGGGAGTGGAAAGCCGCGAAGCTCGGGAACTCGGTACCGGCCAGCTTGTTGAGGGGGGTGCTTTCGCTGCTCTCGATGGTGATGGTGATGCTCATGTCGTGCTCCGTGTTGGTGTGTTGTTGCCGCGTCATCTGATACAGGTGTAGCATGAGGGTGGGGCACATGCAAGGGAAAAACGCACAACGTTGCGAAAAAGATTTTTTTTGAAAAAAGGTCAAGAATAGGATTGACGGACCGACGGCGCAGTGATACAACTGAAACATGATGACGCACCGAAACACACGAACCCGCCGACTGGTAGCCACCCTGGTGATGGTCCTGGCTCTCAGCGGGAACGGCGCGAACACCACCACCCGCGAGCACGATGCCCGCCGGGTCAACCCCATCGCCAGCAACTAGGAGAGAGACCATGACCAAGAAGACCACCAAGAGAGCCCACCGAGTCCACGTCATTCAAAAGGACGGCCGGGTGTGGGATGGCGGAATGGACAATGGCACCACGATCACCTTCAACAACATGGGCATTCACCACCGTGGCGGCTACATGGACAGGGCCACCATCCTAGCCCTCGGCGCCACCATCAAGCGCGGATGGCGCACCATCCCGAGCTTCGGCGAGTAGCAGCCAACCGCCCCCCCCCGGGGGGGCAAAAGGAGACCCTTATGACCAAGCCCCTGACCATCATCTCCGGACCCTCGATCAAGCCCGTGATCCACGCCGCTATCTCCTACGCGGTAGCCCACCGCGGGACCGGCTGCGTAGGTATCACCTTCGATTTCTACGGCGAGAAGTGGGAAGCCGTTCACAGCTACGACGACGTCTGGGGGATCATTCGCCCCGGCGGAGTCTGCACCATGGTGAAGGAGGGATAGCAGCCCGCCCCTCCATGCCACGACCCCTGCTCCGAAATCTTTTTTTGAAAAAGGTCAAATAAGGGGTTGACCCAAGCCGCCGCATCGGTTACAACTGAAACAGATGACGCGGCAACACACAACACACGGAGCCAACACGATGACCAACAACACCGCCACCTACTGCACCGACATCGACCTCATCAACACCATGATCGCCACGGTCTCCAAGTGGGTCGCCAACTACGACAACGACTGCGACCGCGACGGCGACGAGTGGATTCAGTCCCCGGAGATGCTCAAGGTCCGGCGCGACAGCGCCATCCGCAAGCTCCGCTACCTGAAGGCCGAGCGTGCCCTGGCGGAGGCCGCCGCGGCTCTCTAGTCGCCATCCGCCCCGGGGCAACCCGGGGCCCATGCTTCGCTGGACACTGACGCGGAAATCTTTTTTGAGAAAAGTTCAAATCAGTGCTTGACGCACACCCGGTCCAGTGTTACAACAGAAACATGATGACGCGCAACACAGCACACACCGAGGACGCCATGAACATCGACACCGCTGACATCAAGGTCCCCTGCCCCCGCTGCGGTGGCCAAGGCTACATCGACGGCTACAGCCACGTCCGAGGCGGCGTGTGCTTCCAGTGCGAGGGCGCCAGGGTCGTCCCCGTCGACTCCCTCTCCGACGCTCTCCGCGCCCACTACCTCGCGGA